ACTACATCCCGAACAGTCTCTAAGTCTTATGCGCACATCGAGGACATTGGGGTAACCCAACTCCACGCAAGTGAACACGAAAGAATAGAGACCCTCACAGTAGTCGATAACGTTTGGGCTTCTGCCCGCTTTCGTTATTGGCTCCCAGGAGGTCCACGGGATATCAACTGGACTCGTAGTATGTTTGCGCGTATCTACGGTCTTCATCCGCGGCCTAGCGTTGTTTACAACGCCGTGCCGTGGACTTGGTTGATCGACTGGTTTACAAACATTGGAGACATCATTGACAATATGTCACCTGGTGTCGCCGAGAGACTCGCTGCAGATTACTTTTACGTAATGCGCGAAAAGCGAGAAACCTTGGTGTCCGAAGTTACGGGTCGATTATATTTCGACAACGTACCTCGGGCTTTCAGTGTCTCTTCCACCGCTAAACGAGTGACGAAAGCTCGTGTTAGTGGTAGCCCATTTGGATTCGGCATCAACGAGAGTCAACTCTCACCGATGCAGTGGTCTATACTTGGGGCTTTAGGCAAGTCTCGATTATAAGCCGCATTCTTTACTCAACGTTGTGAAACGTCGATATCAAACGGAGCTTACTATGCTTGCTGATCCTCAGTCTGTTACTATTAACGCAGTGGCTACACCCATGCCGAAGACCCAAGCGGGTCAACTGCAGAATGTTTTCACTTCCGCTGATGGTAACACGTGGATGACTACGAAGCAGAATACTTCTGCTTCCCGATTCCGTCGTGAAGTCCGTCTGTCGCAAAAGAAAATTGCGGCAGATCCAATCTCGGCTATTAACACCGAGAAGGGCGTCAGCGTGTATCTCGTCATTGACGAGCCACGCGCTGGTTTTTCGGACACGGAGATCGGCTACCTCATCGAGGCCTTGAAGACTTGGCTTTCGTCGGCCAACTACAACAAGGTTCTAGGGGGCGAGTTCTGATGGCTAAAGTTAAACTTTTAGACATCCTTGATCTTATTATCCTATTTCTTACCGTCTTTAAGTCGGCAAAGGAAAATAAGATTCTTGACTCGACCCCGAGTGACGGGGACGCATAGTATGGTCCTGCTGACCTTTCAACAAGGAGGTAGCAGTGAAAAGACCAACCATGCTCATCCAGGCTATTTTGCAAGATGCAAGAGTAGACCTAGATTTGTCCATAGAACGTGACATTCAAACTATTGAATGTCG